GCCGTTCCCCGGAGCAACTTAGCCACAAACCTCAAGCACAAAATGGAACGGACACGTCTACTTATCGTTCTCAAAAAAAAAAAACAATTTTTTTCAGAAGATTAAAAATGGTATAAAAAATCTTCGTATTGACGATCCAGATGTTGTGGCATTATCAGCATATGGTTTTTACATGCATACAGCAGCAAATACTAAGGACCCATTAGTACGTGCATACTATACAACTCTGGCAATTGACCAACTTAACGAATATTTAGAGGATTGATTAAATTGAAGGGAGGTTCCATTTATGTTGGAAAACAAGTTCCAAGCAAATTTGATCAAGGAACTGAAAGAAAGATTTCCGGGTTGTATCGTGATGAAAAACGACCCGACCTACATTCAGGGAATTCCAGATTTGCTGGTTCTTCACAAAGACAAATGGGCTTCCTTAGAATGTAAAAAAAGCGCTGGCGCAAAAAAGCAGCCGAATCAAGAATATTATGTGGACCGTATGAATCGGATGTCATTTTCAAGATTTATATGTCCAGAAAATAAAGAGGAGGTACTGGATGAACTTCAACAATCATTCGAACCTTGACGGACTACATGCGCCTTTTAGTGCCAGTAGACCATATTGGTTGGGAAAAACATTTGAAGAGAACAAGAATGCATTCGTGACAGCATGGATACCTACAGTTGGAACAGTGTCCCATGCATTTGCGCAGGCAATGATAAACAAGAGAATTAAGCTTAGTAAAAGCGATATGAAGATGTATAAGTTTTATTTATTGGAGAATAAAACCCAATGTATTCCTTATTTCATTGTCGATAATCTGAATTTACAAAATCTTTTTTCGAATTTGTTACCCTATATTAACGATGCTATTGGATATAGAATGACGCCGGAACAGATTTTATATTATTCAGATAGATGGTTTGGAACGGCTGATTCTATCGCATTTGATAAAAATATGCTCAGAATACATGACTTAAAGACCGGACGTAGATCAGCAAAGATGGAGCAGCTTCTGGTGTATGCCGCATTGTTTTGTCTGGAATATAACATTAAGCCGGGAGCAATAGACATGGAACTCAGACTATATCAGAATGAAGATGTGCTATATCATAATCCAACAGCCGAAGATATTTTACCGATTATGGATCAGATAAGGACACAGGATAAATTGTTCGAAAAAATGATATACGAGGAGGGGTAAGCTATGAATTCCATTGTGGAAGATATTTTAATGCATTATGGTATGCCACGGCGTTCTGGGCGTTACCCTTATGGCTCTGGAGAAAATCCGTATCAGCATAGTGGCGATTTTCTTAGTCGTGTTCAGGAATTAAAAAAATCTGGAATGAGCGAAACCGACATTGCTAAGAATATGGGCTTAACTACTACACAGCTTCGTACTCAGATGAGCCTCGCTAAAGATGAGCGTCGTGCACTACAGGTGGCAACAGCAAAAGGACTTCGCGAGAAGGGTTACAGTTTAAATGAAATTGCTGATAAGATGGGGTTTGCTAATGACTCGTCTGTTCGCTCTTTATTGAACGAAACTTCAGAAAACAGAATGAATCAGGCTAAGGCTACGGCTGATGTTCTGCGAAAACTCATCGAAGAAAAAGGAATGATCGATGTTGGAACCGGAGTCGAAAGAGAGCTTGGCGTGTCTAAGGAAAAACTAAATCAGGCTCTTTATATATTGGAACTTGAGGGTTATCCGATTTACGGTGGTGGAGTTCCACAGGTTACAAATCCGGGAAAGCAGACCAATATTAAGGTCATTTGTCCACCAGGTACTGAGCATAAAGATATTTATGACTTTGAGAATGTCCATTCTGTGAGGGACTACATCTCCTATAACAATGGTGAATCCTTCAGAAAATCTTTTGAATATCCAGCCAGTCTGGATTCAAAGCGCTTACAGATTCGATATGCTGATCAGGGTGGAGTTGATAAAGATGGCGTAATTGAACTTCGTAGAGGTGTGAAAGACCTGTCTTTAGGTGATTCTCACTATGCACAGGTTCGTATTATGGTAGACGGAACCCATTATCTTAAAGGTATGGCTGTTTACGCTGATAATATGCCGGATGGTGTTGATGTAATTTTCAACACTAATAAAAAATCTGGAACCCCGACAAAGGATGTTCTTAAGAAGATTAAGGATGATCCGGATAATCCATTTGGTTCCCTAATTAAAGAACATGGCGGTCAGAGTTATTATGACGATCCAAAGGGTAAGTATACTGATCCCGTTACTGGAAAGAAACAGTCTCTTTCTCTTATCAATAAGAGAGCAGAAGAGGGTGACTGGGGAGAATGGAGTAAGGCTCTTCCATCACAGTTTCTTTCTAAGCAGAGTTTGACACTTATCAAAAAACAGCTAGGTTTGGCGAAAGCTGATAAGCAGGCTGAATATGACGAAATCTGTTCACTGACAAATCCTACCGTGAAGAAGGCTCTTTTGAAATCATTTGCTGATGATTGCGATGCAGCAGCTGTGCATTTGCAGGCGGCAGCGTTACCTCGTCAGAAGTATCAGGTAATTCTTCCATTAACATCAATCAAAGACAATGAGGTGTATGCTCCAAACTACAAAGATGGAGAAACGATTGCTTTAATCCGGTACCCGCATGGTGGAACTTTTGAGATTCCTATTCTGAAGGTTAACAATAAGCTGGCTGAAGGAAAGAGTGTTCTCGGGAACACACCGGCAGATGCAATCGGTATCAATAAGAAGAATGCCGATCGTTTATCAGGAGCGGACTTTGATGGTGATACCGTAATGACAATTCCTTGTAATTCTACAAAGAGTAAGGTGAAGATTACTTCCACTTCTCCATTGAAAGGTTTGGAAGGTTTCGATACCAAGGATGCTTATGGCGGAACAGTTAAGAAGGATGCTGATGGTGTAGATCATTATTATCGTAATGGTAAAGAGTATAAGATTATGAGAAATACTCAGACAGAAATGGGTAAAGTATCGAATCTGATCACTGATATGACTTTGAAGGGAGCCACACAGGATGAATTAGCGAGAGCAGTTCGTCACAGTATGGTTGTAATCGATGCTGAGAAACACAAACTGGATTATAAGCAGAGCGAAATCGATAACGGTATTGCTTCTCTTAAGAAGAAGTATCAGGGAAATGTGGATTCAGAAGGTCGCTACCATGAAGGCGCATCTACCCTTATTTCAAGAGCGAAGTCTGAGATACAGGTTCTTAAAAGAAAAGGCTCCCCAACAATCAATGAGGATGGATCTCTGTCATACAAGTCTGTTAAAGAAGAGTATGTTGATAAGAATGGAAAAATTCAGGTTAGAACTCAGAAGAGTACGAAGATGGCTGAAACAAAAGATGCCCGTACACTTTCTTCTGGTACCCCACAGGAAGAAGCTTATGCTGACTATGCAAATTATATGAAGTCTTTAGCTAACCAGGCTCGTAGAGAGATGTTGAGTACAGGTAAAATCGCTTACTCTGCTTCTGCTAAGGCGACTTATTCTGAAGAAGTAAAGTCTTTAAATGCTAAGCTGGATTTGGCTTTAGCGAATGCTCCTAGAGAGAGACAGGCTCAGACCATGGCGAACGCTACAGTTGCAGCTAAGAGAAAAGACAATCCAGATATGACAAAAGCGGAGATCAAAAAGGCAAGCCAGCAGGCTCTGGCACAGGCAAGAAGTTCTGTAGGAGCGAAGAGATCTAATATCGAAATTACGGATAAAGAATGGGAAGCCATTCAAGCCGGTGCAATTTCTGAGAATAAGCTTACGCAAATTCTGAATAACACAAATACAGATACTATTCGTCAGAGAGCAACTCCTCGTGCAAGCACTACTCTGAGTACAGCTAAACAGAATCGTATTACTGCACTAAGTGCATCTGGTTATAGCACATCAGAGATTGCAGAAGCTCTTGGTGTTTCGTCATCTACAGTTTCTAAGTATTTGAATGGAAAGGAGTGAACTAAGTAAGATGAGATATGCGCTTACGACATTTGACAATCCATATGATCCATTTGAACAGTTCACTCAATGGTTCATGTTCGATGAGGAAAAAGGTTATCATACAACGGCTTACCTTGGTCGAATTGCTCGAACATCGGATCAGTTGTCGGATGAAGAGAACAACAAGGAAGTAGAGCGAGCTATTGATGAGATAATCCGTTATGATTTCCGGAACATCTATCGAAAAGTTACAAATAAAAGTGATTTCATCGGCATATCAAAAGCCGAAACTGCCAGTATATGACTAAAAGGGTATAGGGGGGTGTCTAAAAAACATACCCCCCACCCATATCGCGGCGGTCTTTAAAATTTCCCCGGAGGGTATTTTTAGGGAGCCTTTTTAGTTGTTCCAGTGTTTACAAGGATCTATAACTCATGATATTTGACAACGGTTTCTGTGGGATCGACTCAAAGTTAGTTCTCCTTTCGTTGAGTAGCATTGTCTTGATTTGTAGGTCCTTTTAAATACTGGAAAAGTATGTGGAAACTATCACAGAAGTAACGAACAAGTAAATAGAAGGAGATGTTAACTTTGAGAAAAGCAAAACAATCTGATTCTTCTAGGCTGATGCGTCCTGCATTAACGCCAGAAGCGAGAGAGAATCAGCTTATTTCATTGGCGGTTGACTTGTCTGAAAAGCAGTTACGAGCTGGAACTGCCTCATCTCAGGTGATTACTCACTATTTGAAGCTCGGTTCGACGAAAGAAAGAATCGAAAAAGAGATTTTGGAAAAACAGAAGGAACTGATAGAGGCGAAGACCCAGAATCTAAAATCTATTGAAAATTCTGAGAAGCTGTATGCAGATGCATTAAAAGCATTTCGTGGTTATAGCGGTCATGGAGATGAGGTGGATGATACTTAGATGTTATTCAGAACTCTTACAGCTTCCAACTTTTAAGGAACGATATGAGTATCTTCGTTTGGATGGAGTAGTTGGCGAAGAGACATTCGGATTTGATAGGTATCTTAATCAGATATTTTACAATTCTCAAGAATGGAAGGACATTCGGAGAAAGATTATTATTCGTGATAACGGATGCGATCTTGGATTGGATGGTTATGAGATTCATGGAAAGATTCTTATTCATCATATGAACCCAATAAGGCAGCAGGACATCATGTTGCGGACTGATTTGGTTCTGAATCCAGAGTATCTGATCGCAACAACTTTATCGACCCATAATGCTATACATTATGGAGATGAGAAACTACTTTTAACGGTTCCAAATGAACGACGAAAAAATGATACATGCCCATGGAGGCATTAGGAGGGAAAATTATGGAAGCAAACAAGAAGCCACGTATTGGTGTAGTTGTAAATTGTATGAATTTAAACATTCGCAAAGATCCTACGCAGGCATCCGAATCATTAGGAATTATTGGTTCAGATACAGTGGTGACAATTTGTGATGATGAGTCCGTTTCCGGCTTTTATAAAGTTAAGACTGGAGACGGTATCAGTGGGTATTGCATGAGCGAGTTTATAAAACTCTGCTAGATGGAGGTGCAATCATGAATACTACAGATAGCGTATTGACATCCATCAAGAAATTACTCGGAATTGCAGAGGAGTATGAACATTTCGATGCGGATTTGATCATGCACATCAATTCTGTGTTCTCAATTCTTACACAGCTTGGTGTCGGTCCACCAAAAGGTTTCATGATCGAGGATAAGAATGCAACATGGAAAGATTTCATTTCTGATGAATCCAAATACATGCTTGTTAAATCTTATATGCATTTGAAGGTCAAACTTCTTTTCGATCCGCCGCTTAGTTCCGCAGTGCTGGAGTGTTATAAAACACAAATTAACGAGTATGAATTTCGTTTAAATGTTGCTGCGGAAAACGATGACGCCGATCCGGATGAGCCTGAGCATTATTCTGGATCATATGAAGTTACACCAAAGGCGCATCAGACTCAGACTTTGGATACGTCTGGAAAGGTGCTTAGTGAAGACCTTGTGATTCATGAAGTTCCGTATTACCAGACATCCAATTCTAGTGGGGGTGTTACCAGTTACATCGCAAAGGAGGGAGATTCAAAATGAATAACACCTATTTAGCACACCATGGAATTAAAGGCATGAAATGGGGTGTTCGTCGTTATCAGAATTCCGATGGATTGTTGACACCAGCCGGAAGAAAAAGGTATGACAGAGATATAGCAGATAACCTTGGAAAAAAGAAGGATAACAGAATCGACACAAGTAAACCAGATCCGCATAGATGGGTACGTGAGGATTTGGAGCGAAAAAGAAGACTTGTTGATACCAGCTCTTCCATGGTTAAGCAATTACAGAATCTTGAAAAAGAAACTCATCCGAAAGCAACAAGAAAAACTATGGATTTATCCAAGATGAGTGATAAAGAACTTCGGGACAGAATCAATCGGGAATTACTGGAGCAGCAGTATAATAAATTGTTTTCAGAAATCGAACAACCAACGATTTCAAAAGGGAGACAAATTGTCAGCGACGTTTTATCTGTTTCTGGATCTGCGCTTGCTGTTACTGGTTCGGCATTAGCTATCGCATTAAGCATTAAAGAACTTAGAGGTAAATAGAACGGTGGTAAGAGAATGAGTAATAATACATATTTAGAACATCATGGAATTAAAGGTATGAACATGGATTTATTGCTGGAAAAACTGATGATTATGGATTGACCAATATGAAACGAAGAATCAATTAAAGAGAGGAACGAAATAATGGCGTTATCGAACACTGCCGTCCCGAAATACTACGGCATGTTTCGTGATGCCGTAATTCGTGGCGAAATTCCGGTATGCCGAGAAATCGAGATGGAGATGAACCGAATCGATGATCTCATTGCGAATCCGGGAATTTATTACGATGATCAAGCAGTAGAGGGCTTTATCAGCTATTGCGAGAATGAGCTTACTTTAACTGACGGTTCAGATTTGAAACTACTTGATACATTCAAAGTTTGGGCTGAACAGATTTTCGGTTGGTACTATTTTGTTGAGCGAAGTGTATACGAACCTTATGAGGATGGCCATGGCGGACATTACGTTACCAAGTCTATCCGAAAAAGATTGGTTAATAAGCAATATCTCATAGTAGCCAGAGGTGCTGCAAAGTCAATGTATGGCTCATGCTTGCAGAATTTCTTCTTGAATGTTGACGTCACAACGACACATCAGATAACCACAGCTCCGACAATGAAGCAGGCGGAAGAGGTGTTGTCACCTATTCGAACCGCTATTACCAGATCAAGGGGACCTTTCTATAAGTTCCTTACTGAAGGATCGTTGCAAAATACGACCGGATCAAAGGCGAATCGAATGAAATTGGCATCCACTAAGAAAGGAATTGAAAACTTCCTCACTGGATCGCTTCTCGAAATTCGTCCAATGAGAATCGATAAACTTCAGGGACTTCAGCTGAAGGTGGCTACAGTTGACGAGTGGCTTTCTGGCGACATTCGAGAAGATGTAATTGGAGCAATCGAACAGGGCGCATCTAAAGTCAATGATTATCTAATCGTTGCAATCAGTTCGGAAGGTACTGTCCGTAACGGTGCCGGCGATACAATCAAAATGGAATTGATGGATATTCTAAAAGGGGATTATGTCAATCCGCACGTATCGATTTGGTGGTATAAGCTGGATTCCATCGATGAAGTTGCAGATCCAGACAAGTGGTTGAAAGCAAATCCGAATCTGGGAAAAACAGTTTCTTATGAAACTTATCAGCTGGACGTTGAGAGAGCAGAGAAAGCTCCTGCGGCTCGAAATGATATTTTGGCTAAGCGCTTTGGACTTCCTATGGAGGGATATACATATTATTTTACATATGAAGAAACTCTTCCACATCGTCATCGAGATTATTGGCAGATGCCATGTTCGTTAGGAGCTGATCTATCCCAAGGTGATGATTTCTGTGCGTTCACGTTTCTATTTCCATTATCGAACGGATCGTTCGGAGTTAAAACCAGAAACTATATTTCTTCATCTACTCTTATGAAACTCCCAGCAGCAATGAGAATTAAATATGACCAGTTCATGAAAGAGGGAAGTCTTATCGTGCTAGAGGGAACAGTTCTTAACATGATGGACGTATACGAGGATTTGGATAATCACATTATTGAATGCGGTTATGATGTTCGATGCTTTGGATACGATCCATACAATGCGAAAGAATTTGTTGAGCGTTGGGCGAGTGAAAATGGACCTTTTGGAATTGAAAAAGTTATCCAAGGTGCGAAAACAGAATCAGTTCCACTTGGCGAATTGAAGAAGCTTTCAGAAGAACGAATGCTTCTATTTGACGAAGATCTGATGACGTTTGCCATGGGAAACTGTATTACTCTTGAGGATACCAACGGAAACCGTAAATTGTTGAAAAAGCGTTATGAGCAAAAAATAGATGCGGTTGCAGCAATGATGGATGCATACATTGCGTTCAAGGCAAATCGAGAAGCATTTGAGTAGGAGGTGCACATGAAAGTTAAATGGAAAGGTGAAACTGAACCTTTAGTGTTAACGAAGGATAAAATTTATGATGTTGTTTCTGTAGAAAAAGGTTGGTATCGCATAGTTGACGATAGTGGTGAGGATTATCTTTATCCACCAGATAAATTTGAAATTGTAGAGAAAAATTAAGAACCTGTTATTGGTTTTTTTTTTTTTGCCTATTTTTAGGAGGTGAGAATTCAAAATGGACTTATCATTAAGTTTCAGGTTTAAAAATGCCTGGAATGCTTTTCGTAATAGAGCCCCTACCATGATGATGTCACAGAATATCGGTTCTGGTTATTCGTATCGTCCTGATCGTTTTCGACTTACCAGAGGGAACGAAAGATCGATAGTCACATCCGTATACAATAGAATCGCTTTAGACGTAGCCGCCATCAACATTCAGCACGTTCAGTTGGATGATGAAGGGCGGTTTTTAAATATCATAAAAAGCAGTTTGAATGAATGCTTGTCATTGGAAGCCAATCTCGATCAGACTGGAAGAGCGTTCATTCAAGATGTTGTTATGTCCATGATGGACGAGGGGTGTGTGGCAGTTGTTCCAGTAGATACGGACGACGATCCAGATGACACAAAAGGATATCAGGTTCTTTCGATGCGAGTTGGTCGAATTCGTGACTGGTATCCTCGTCACGTCCGTGTTGAAGTATACAACGAAAATACTGGGCGAAAACAAGAAATTGTTGTTCCGAAAGATACGGTTGCTATCGTGGAAAATCCACTTTATGCGGTAATTAACGAACCGAATTCGACGATGCAGAGGCTTATTCGAAAATTGAATTTGCTAGATGCTGTCGATGAACAGAGCAGCTCCGGCAAGTTGGATTTGATTATTCAGCTACCTTATGTAATTAAATCAGAGGCAAGACGTCAGCAGGCTGAGCAGCGGCGTAAAGATATTGAGCAACAGTTGTCTGGTTCTAAGTATGGTATAGCCTATACCGATGGAACTGAGAAAATCACGCAGTTGAATCGTTCTTTGGAAAACAATCTAATGAAGCAGATTGAATACTTAACGAGTATGCTATACAGCCAGTTAGGAATCACTCAGAGCATCTTGGATGGTACCGCAGACGAGAAGACTATGCTGAATTATTATAATCGGACAATCGAGCCCATTATTTCTGCAATCGTGGATGAAATGAAACGAAAATTCTTGACGAAAACAGCTAGGTCTCAGAATAAGTCGATCATGTTCTTCAGAGATCCATTTAAGCTTGTGCCGGTAGCCGATCTTGCTGAGATTGCTGATAAATTTACAAGAAATGAAATCGCCACATCGAATGAAGTACGACAGGTAATTGGATGGAAGCCGTCTAATGATCCCAAGGCTGATGAATTGAGAAACAGTAATTTAAGTGAGCCTAATGCTGGTGGCGGTTCGGTAATGGATGCAACAAACAGCAATCAAACAGATTCTAGCAGCACCAGTGATTACGATGCTCTGGTTAATGAAGTTCTTGACAGTATTTCTGCACAGATTGATGACATCATCGGCAATTATACGTCCGGAGATGGCGAGGAGGGAGATGATTCTTAATGGATGAACCTAAAATAGCGGTTCTTAGACATTATGCATCGCCCTACTACGATCCTCAGAAAGCGCATGAATATTATATGCGTACAAGGGAGTTGAAGGGGCGTTCTACCACTTCGTTGAATGACGAGGGAAAGAAGATTTGGTCTTATACAAAAAATAATATCAAATCTGAAAAGGCTGTAAAAGTCAAAGACGAGCAGGAAAAGCGAGATCAGAAGATTACGGAACTTCGTGAAAAAGCAGAAGCTACGAAGGAACAAATATCTTCTCGCTTAAAAGAACTGAATGAGGCTTTAACCCAAAACGCTTCTAATAGGAAGAAGAGTATCGATACCGATAAAGATTCTGATTTTGAAGAAATTGAAAAGGAGTCGTCTAGCGAAAAGGAACGGATCGATAATAAAACGAAAGCAGAAATCGAGCGTTTGATGGCGATAGAAATTCCATCGGGATTATCTAAAACAGAGAGAGCCAAACGAGTTGCGGAAAGAATCGCAAAGATTGCTAAGCTCAGAAATGATGCTAAAGCAGACAAAACAAAAATCAGTAGCGATGCAAAAACGGACAAAGCCAGTGTTCGAACAGATGCGACTAATCAAAAGGCGAAGGTGTCATCCGATACCAAGGAAGAAAAAGCTGAGAATCAGGCTAATGCCAAAAGCGAAAGAGTAAAAGTTAGCGCCGAGCTTAAAGCAGCAGTTAAGTCCGTTAGAGAAGCTTACAAAGCAGCAAAAGCCGATCTTGACTCCGTATATGAACAGACGTATCAGAACGAATTCGATAAGATTCAGTCAGAGTATAAGAAAGTCAATCAATCATCGAAAAAATCTTCAAGTTCGTCAAAGAAGACGTCGCATCCGTTATCGTACTATATCAGAAAATAGAGGAGGAAAATCAAAATGAAGTATGACTTTGGTGGCTGGGCCACTAGAAACGATCTTCAGTGTGCCGATGGAAGAGTCATTAAAAAGGACGCTTTCAAAGGGCAGAACGGGCAGACAGTCCCGTTAGTATGGATGCATAATCATGCCGATCCAGCGAACGTGCTTGGATTAGCTCATCTCGAAAATAGAGATGAAGGAGTTTATGCGTTTTGTGAATTTAATGATACAGAATCAGGAAAGAATTCACGGGAACTTGTAAAACATGGCGACGTACGGTCTCTTTCTATCTTTGCTAATCAGCTTAAACAGGCTGGTCACGATGTTGTTCATGGCATTATTAGAGAGGTAAGTCTGGTGTTAGCTGGTTCTAATCCTGGAGCATTCATTGATGATGTGGTAATGCACGGGGATGGAGAAACGGGTATTATCCTTGGCTATGATGAAATAATCATGGGGCAACTGGAGCATTCGGCAGATGAACCGGATACTAAAAAGGAGGAAGAAAAGGCAGATCCGAAAGACTCTAAAAAAGAGAATTCGGAGAAAACAGTCGCAGATGTTGTTAATTCCATGACCGAAGAACAGAAAACCGTATTATATGCAATGGTTGGTCAGGTTATGGAAGATGCAGATAAAGAAGATGATGAATCTAAAGGAGGAGATGACAATATGAAACACAATGTTTTTGACAATGACAAACGTGATGATAAGAATTTTCTGTCTCACGCAGCACAGAAAGAAATTTTAGACTTAGCTAAGTCCAGCGGAGTCGGATCTTTAAAAGTTGCTATGGGAATCTACATGGATGAACATAGCTTACAGCATGACGGAATTAGCGGTTTTGTACAGTCTGGCACAGGCGATGTTACAACGCTGTTTCCTGAATATGTTGAAGCACATCCGGGGCGTACACCCGAACTCATCACAAACGATATGGGATGGGTTGATGCTATTATGGCGAAGACGCAGAAGATTCCGAATGGTCGCGTTCGTACTTCCCATGTAGATATTCGGAACATCGATTCCCTGTCTGCAAAGGGATATAAGAAGGGTAACAAGAAGACGATTACCGGAAACTATGATCTGGTAAGACGTACCACTGATCCTCAGACCGTGTATGTTACTTCCGAACTCCATCGCGATGATGTAATAGATATCGAGGACTTTGATTACGTACAGTTCCAGTATGAAATCGATCAGATTTCTCTGAAGGAAACTTTGGCTGTTGCGACTATGATCGGCGATAGTCGGGAGAACAGTGATCCGGAGAAGATTTTCCCTGAGCACATTCGCCCAATTTGGACCGATGACGAACTGTACACCATCCATAAAGATATCGATTTCGATGCAATGGCTAAAGAACTTCAGGGTAACAACACTGGAGATTATTTCGGAGAGAGCTTCATTTACGCAGAGGCCATGATTGCAACACTGCGTAAGGCTCGTAAGGATTTCCGCGGTACCGGTAAGCCTGATCTGTATATCACAACAGACATGCACAATACCATGATTCTTGCAAGAGATCGTAACGGTCGTCGTATCTATGAGACGGATACTGAACTTGCAGCAGCACTTGGCGTTGATAAGATCTATGAAGTTGCTCAGTTTGAGGACAAGATTCGTACCGACTCTACTGGTAAAAAGCATAAGCTTCACGCCATTTGCGTAAACATGGCTAATTATGGATATGGCGCATCCAAAGGTGGCGATGTAACTCATTTCACTGATTTCGATATTAAGTTTAACCAGCTTCAGTCATTACTGGAGACTCGTAAGTCTGGTCAGCTTACTAGAATTAAATCCGCTATCGTTATCGAGGAGATCGTTACGTCTTCTGAGGATCATACAGTCTAAGTTTTAGAGGAGAAAATTCAAAATGAGTAAATTTTATGGATCGATTGGTTATGCCGTAACAGAAGAAATCCGACCTGGTGTTTGGGGGGAGAAGATTACAATTCGTGACTACTACGGAGACGTTATTCGGAATACTCGACAGTATCAGAGTTCAGATAATCTTAACGACAATCTTAATGTGTCGAATGAGTTTAGCATCGTAGCCGATCCGTTTGCTTATGCGAATTTTCATTCGATGAGATTTATTGAGTATATGGGGACTAAATGGAAAATTTCAAACGTTGAAGTTCAGTATCCCCGTTTAATATTGACCGTTGGAGGTGTTTACAATGAGCAGACGACTGAAACTGCATAAGGTTTTATGCGACATTCTCTCGTGTCCGGATAAAGAACCAGAGTGTCGTGCTTATTTTCAACCACCATCATCGGTAAAAATGAAATACCCTGCCATCGTTTACGCTCTCGATGATATTGAGAATACGTTTGCGAATGACGGGGTTTATTTGTCTGCGAGAAAGTATTCGGTAACAGTCATCGACAGCGATCCGGATAGTTCTCTCGTTGGCAAGGTAGCATCTATGCCGACAAGTCGATTTAATCGGCATTATACGAAAGACAACTTAAATCATGATGTCTTTGAAATATTCTTTTAAGGAGGAACAAATTCTATGAAAAAGAAACTCGTTTGGGACAAGACTGGAGAACGCCTGTATGAGACCGGTGTCAGTCAGGGTGTCCTTTATCCAATTCAGACAGGCGGCGTATATAACTCTGGTGTTGCGTGGAATGGTCTTAGCGCCGTAACGGAGAGCCCTTCCGGAGCAGAACCTACTGCAATTTATGCAGACAACATCAAGTATCTGAACATTATGTCCGCAGAGGAATTTGGCGGCACGGTCGAAGCCTATATGGCACCGGATGAATTTGCAGAGTGTGATGGTTCTAAAGAAATCGCTCCTGGAGTATTTGCTGGTCAGCAGAACCGCAAGATGTTCGGCTTATCATACAAAACACTTCTTGGTAACGATATCGACTCCAACGATCATGGTTATAAGCTTCACCTCGTGTTTGGATGCTTAGCTTCCCCTTCCGAGAAAGGTTATTCTAGTGTAAATGACAGTCCGGAAGCTATTACCTTATCCTGGGAGTTCAGCACCACACCGGTCGAGATCACAACCTTAATCGATGGAAATAAGTTGAAGCCTACTTCCATTCTCACCTTCGATTCCACTAAGGTCGATGCTAAGAAACTGGCTGCTCTTGAAGAGATCCTGTATGGTAAAGATCCTTCTTCTGCCGAAGCTGATGACGGCGTTGAACCGAGACTTCCGCTTCCGGATGAAATCATTAAGATCATGACCGCAGAAGGTTAATCGGAAATAATACACAAACCACAGATGGAGTCGTATTCAGGAAAGCTGGCGACTCCTTTTTATTTGAAAGGAGAACAAAATTATGTATGCAGTAACAAAGACTTATAAAGATTTCAACGGTGTTGAGCGCACCGAAACAAAGCTCTTCAACCTTACCGAAGCCGAAGTTATGGAGATGGAACTGGGCACAGCTGGTGGAGTTGCTGAGATGCTTCAGCGCATCGTAGATGCAAAAGATCAGCCGACTATTATCAAGTTCTTTAAGGAATTCATCTTAACGGCATATGGAGAGAAGAGTGCTGATGGCACATATTTCGATAAGTCTGAAGAGATTTCCAGAAAGTTTGCTTGCACTCAGTTCTATAATCTTCTGTTTATGGAACTGGCTACAGATGACAGCAAAGCAGCTGAATTTGTAAACCATGTGATTCCGAAAGTTGTAGATATTAAGAAACATTCAGAAAATTCGGCGATTGCTCCTGTAGCTGCTTACGCGAACTAAAGAGGTGCGATTGAATGCTTGAGCTTACAATACCAAAAACTGATCTGTGGGACGAGTGGAATCAGCGATTTATCCCTATAAAGGAACAGAAATTGCGTTTGGAGCATTCACTCGTTTCACTTTCAAAATGGGAAAGTAAATGGTGTAAAGTCTTCTTATCTAAAGAGCAGAAGACCTATGAAGAAACCATTGATTATATACGCTGTATGACACTCACACAGAATGTCGACCCGCTGGTTTATCAATGCATTACCAATTCTCACATTGATGCGGTAAATGCTTATATTGAAGCACCTATGACAGCTTCGACTGTTAAGGAAGAAAAAGATGGTTCAATAAACAGACAGCAGATAACCAGCGAACTTATTTATTACTGGATGACTGCGTATCATATTCCGTTTGAGTGTCAGAAATGGCATTTGAATCGTTTGTTAATGCTTATCCGAATTTGTAATGCGGAAAATAAGCCGCCGAAGAAGCGAAGCAAACGAGATTTATACAGACATCATGCGGAAGTAAACGCCGCAAATAGAAAGAAATTTAATTCGAAAGGATAGTGATAAAAATGGCTAAATCGAGACAGACAGTCGTTGATCTTGTAAAATCCTGGGATGGAAAGAAAGAATCAAACGGCTCACACAAAAGCATTATTGATTTGTATAACAACTTTTTTGAGAAGATTTGTGCTGGCAAATATCCTCGTGGCATTCGTATGCGCTATGACTGGGCTTGGTGCGCTTGCACTTGGTCTGCATTAGCCGCAGCTCTTCGATACGAGAGTATTATGCCTATGGAAATTTCCTGTCAGTACCTTATCGAGGCTGCAAAGAAAATGGGATGTTGGCAGGAGAATGATGCATATATTCCGAGTCCTGGGGATGGAATCTTGTACGATTGGCAGGATAATGGAATCGGCGATAATACTGGTAATCCAGATCATGTTGGTACGATAATTGAGGTACATAAGGAATCTGGTTACATTGTTGTCGAAGAGGGCAACTACAGTAATGCAGTTAAGAAGAGAACGTTGTCTATTAACGGAAAATTTATCCGTGGTTTCATCACGCCAAAATACGATGACAACACGGTCGCAGCTCCTGAATTAAGTAAGGGCAAAGATATTAAAACTATTGCTCATGAGGTAATTGTTGGGCTGTGGGGAAGAGGCGAGAATCGTAAGAAACTGCTTACTGAGTACGGATACAGCTACTCAGAAGTTCAGAACATGGTAAATCAGATTCTGAATGGATCAGCAGTAATCCCGTCAAATACAAAGCAGGATCAGAATCAGTCCATTTCAAAGAAAGTGGTGGCTACTTGTTCTGCAAAGCAGTTTAACAAGATTTATGCCGGTGAATACCGAACAACGGAAGCTCTTTACTGTCGTAATGATGCCGGAACAAATAAAAAGGCTCTTTGTAAAATCCCAGCTGGCACTAAGGTTAAATGTTATGGCTACTACACAACAACGAGCGGAGTTAAGTGGTTGTACATCCAGTTTGTACTTGATGGGGTTCAGTACACAGGATTCTCATCCAGTGCTTACTTAGCAAAGTAGGAGATTTATATGATTACGTTCAGACAAAAGGGTGATTTTTCTAAGCTGACACGATTTTTAGAGAGAGCAAAGGAATCAGTTCATCTCGGCGACCTCGATAAGTATGGTCGAGAGGGTGTAGCCGCCCTTGCGTCTGCAACGCCAGTTGATACAGGACGAACCGCAAATTCGTGGCACTACAAGATTGAGCAGAAGCGAGGTTCCGTTTCAATCAGTTTTTACAACACAAACATTCAAAATGGAGTCCCTATTGCAGTTATTTTGCAGTACGGACACGCAACAAGAAACGGCGGCTGGGTACAGGGGCGAGACTACATCAATCCTGCTATCCAGCCTATTTTTGACAAAATCGCAAATGCGGCATGGAAGGAGGTTACTAAGCTATGAGTACAACCGTTGACGAACGTGTCGTCGAAATGCGGTTTGATAACAAGCAGTTTGAGCAAAATATTCAGACCAGTTTATCAAGCCTCGATAAGTTGAAGAGGAGTCTTAACCTCGAAGGGGCAGCAAAAGGCTTAGAAACCGTAAATGATGCCGCAAATAAATGCAGTGGAAATATGTCACCACTTAGCAATGCAGTTGAGACTGTACGAGTGCGATTTTCCGCGTTGGAAGTAATGGCGATTACCGCTTTACAGAACATTACCAATTCTGCACTTGCTGCTGGAAAAAATCTGGTCTCTGCTTTTACAATCGATCCGATTAAATCCGGTTTCGAGGAGTATGAGACCCAGATCAATGCCGTTCAGACAATCCTTGCAAATACCTCTTCAAAAGGAACTACTCTCGATCAGGTAAATAATGCGTTAGATGAATTAAACCATTACGCAGATATGACCATTTACAATTTTACGGAAATGACCCGTAATATTGGCACATTTACTGCGGCTGGCGTTGATCTGGACACATCTGTAGCAGCTATCAAGGGTATTGCGAACCTTGCAGCCGTATCGGGTTCCAACTCTCAGCAGGCAAGTACCGCTATGTATCAGCTTTCACAGGCATTAGCGGCAGGAACAGTAAAATTGCAGGACTGGAACTCAGTAGTAAACGCTGGGATGGGTGGTCAGGTATTCCAGGATGCACTGAGAGAAACGGCTAAAGTTCATGGAATTGCCATTGATGAGATGATCAAAGACGAGGGCTCATTCAGAGAGACCCTTAGTAAAGGATGGCTTACATCTGATATCTTGACAGAAACCTTGGCAAAATTTACCGGTGATCTCAACGAAGATCAGCTTCGAACCATGGGATATACTGATGATCAGATTAAATCCATCATGGAGATGGGTAAAACGGCAAACGATGCAGCAACAAAAGTAAAGACTTTTACTCAGCTGTTCGACACGTTGAAAGAGGCTGCTCAGTCCGGATGGACACAAAGTTGGGAAATTATCGTCGGTGACTTTGAAGAGGCGAAAGAATTACTTACTGAAGTGAGTGATACGTTCAGTGCCGTAATTAACGCTTCTGCCGATGCTAGAAATAAAATGCTTCAGGATTGGAAAGACCTTGGTGGTCGAACCATGATGATTGAAGCAGTAAAGAATGTATTTGAAGGACTGGTTAGTGTTGCTAAGCCGGTTCGGGAGGCATTTAACGAAATCTTCCCGCCAATGACTGGAAAACAGTTAGCCGAAATCACAGAGCGTATCCGTGATCTGACAGCAAAATTCAAAATGGGGGAAGAGAGTTCTAAAAATTTGAAGAATACGTTTAAAGGCGTATTTGCAGTGCTTGATATCGTCGGACAAGCTTTCAAAGCAGTTGCTGGTGGTGTTGGCGAATTGATTAGTCTTTTCTTACCAGCTGGAAACGGTGTGTTATCTCTTACCGGAAGCCTTGGTGAGTATCTTGTTAAGCTTGATGAAACCGTAAAGAAGACTGACGTTTTTGGTAAAGCAGTTTCAACTGTTGTTGATATTGTAAAGACCGCCATCACGTTTGTTAAAACTGCCGGGGAAAAAGTAAAAGAATTTGGCAAAGCTGTTGGTGAGAAGTTTGATTTCCCAGGATTCGAATTATTCCACTCATTCCTTGAACGAGTACATGATCGAATGGCTCAGATTAGTGATGGTGCTGGGAAAATGAAGAGCGGAGTCATTGTTGCTTTTGAGATGATGGGAGAGGCACTGGAAAAATGTAAATTTCTCAAAGTCATGGAAGCATTGTGGACAGCTGTAAAGGTAATTGCTGGCGGTATTGCCGATGTAGTCGGGACTATGATGGGAACACTCGCTGAGAAACTCGGAAATGCAGATTTCAGCGGAGTTCTTGATGTTCTTAACAGCATTGCTGTCGGTGGAATCGCAGTATCAATTTCCAAATTCTTAAAGAGTGTAACAGAACCTCTTGAGGGGTTGAATGATATTCTCGAAGGGGTAACTGGCATTCTTGATGGTGTCAGAGGATGCTTTGAGGCATATCAGACAAATCTTAAAGCTGGAACGTTACTTAAAATCGGAGCAGCAATCGCCTTGCTTGCTGGTTCTATCGTAGCTATTTCTTTGATTGATAGCGATAAATTGTCGGCTTCTCTTGGAGCTATCGCAGTGCTCTTTGCTAATCTACTTGGAGCAATGGCAATTTTCAATAAAATCAGCAGTGATACGGGAAAAGTATTCAAAGCATGTACCGCGATGATCGCTATGTCAGTTGCAGTATCTATTCTGGCAGGAGCTTTGAAGAAAGTTTCAGATCTCGATTGGGGCGAGCTTGCAAGAGGCTTAATCGGAATTGCCGGTCTTACTACGATCGTTGTTGCGTCATCTAAAGTCATGGCAAGTGGTCAGAAGCAGGTTATGAAAGGCGCTACCAGCTTAATTATGTTTGGAACGGCTATCAAAATTCTCGCTTCAGCATGTAAGGATTTATCGAAATTACAGTGGGATGACCTCGGACGTGGATTAACAGGAGTTGGAGTCTTATTTGCTGAGATTGCTGTATTCCTTAGAGTTGCAAAATTCAACGGAAAAATGATCAGTACCGCTACTGGAATTGTTATTCTGGCGGCAGCAATGAAAGTTCTGGCATCCGCTTGCAAAGACTTTGGTCAGATGGAGTGGAGCGAGATTGGAAAAGGATTGGCTGGAATTGGTGGATTACTTGCTGAACTTGCTGTCTTTACGAATTTGGCTGGAAATGCGAAACATGCGATGTCTACTGGTGTAGCTCTAATCGCAATAGGTGCTGCAATGAAAATCTTTGCTTCTGCTGTAAAAGATTTCGGTCAGTTACAGTGGGATGAAATTGGCAGGGGTTTAACAGCTATGGGTGGTGCACTTGCAGAGGTAGCTATTGCAGTTAAGCTGATGCCGAAGAACATGATTGGAATTGGAACGGGTCTTGTTATTGTCGGCGGCGCACTTGAAATCATTGCAAACTGTATGAGTAAATTCGGAGGTATGCAGTGGGAAGAAATCGGTAGAAGTCTTACTGTTATGGGCGGGGCTTTAGCTGAGTTAGCTATCAGCCTCAACTTTATGAAAGGCACGCTTGGTGGATCAGCAGCATTATTGGTTGCGTCCGGAGCCTTAGCTGTTCTTGCACCGGTACTCAGTATTTTAGGAGCATTATCGTGGGAAGCTATTGCAAAAGGGCTTATTTCCATTGCCGGAGCATTCACGATTATCGGAGTAGCGGGTGCGGTTCTTACACCATTGGTGCCGACTATTCTCGCATTATCTGGAGCATTTGCGTTGATTGGTGTTGGGGTACTTACAATCGGAGCAGGTTTACTTGCGGCCGGCACAGGACTTTCTGCACTCGCGATCGGATTCACAGCGCTGGCAACTGCCGGTGCCGCTGGAGCAACAGCAATCGTAGCAGCACTGACGGTTATCGTTACTGGTATCGCTGGCTTAATTCCGGCTGTCCTTACAAAAGTTGGAGAAGGGATTATTTCGATCTGCAAAGTTATCGCCGCTGGAGCACCAGCTATCGGCGAGGCTGTAAAAGCAGTCATTTTAACTCTGATTGATGTTTATGTATCTTGTGTACCTCAGTTGGCAGACGGAGCTTTACAATTAGTAGTCGGTGTATTAGCAGCACTTGCTACTTACACGCCTCAAATCGTGGATCTAGCCTTCAAGTTCCTTATTGGAATTTTAGAGGGTATTGCTAGTAATCTACCATCACTGATTAAAGCTGGAATCGATGTTCTTATGATGTTCTTTACCGGTGTTGTCGATGCGTTAAGCGGAATCGACACTGGGGTTTTACTGAAAGGAATTGCCGGAATCGGTCTTTTATCGGCTATTATGCTTGCTCTTAGTGCAACAGCGGCGCTTGTTCCTGGTGCCATGGTTGGAATCCTTGGAATGGGAGCAGTCATCGCTGAGATGGCATTAGTGCTATCAGCTGTCGGGCTCTTGTCGAAACTTCCGGGACTTTCTTGGCTTATTGGAGAAGGCGGAAAACTTTTACAGGGTATCGGAACATCAATTGGTCAGTTCGTTGGTGGAATTGTCGGCGGATTTATGAGTGGTGTGTCAAGTCAGTTCCCACAGATTGGAGCTGATTTATCCGCTTTTATGAATAATGTTCAGCCGTTCTTACAAGGAGCAAGTCAGATTCAGCCATCTATGATGGATGGAGTAAAGGCATTAGCCGAGACCGTGCTTATTCTTACAGCGGCTGATATTTTGCAGGGATTGACCTCTTGGCTTACAGGAGGTTCATCTTTATCTAAGTTCGGAGAGGAGCTTGTACCTTTTGGCGAAGCTATGAGGGATTTCTCGCTGGCTATCGGAAATATGGACGGAGAAATCGTGGCAAACGCAGCGACGGCTGGTAAAGCATTAGCTGAAATGGCAGCCACAATTCCAAATACAGGCGGATTAGTGTCGTTCTTCGCAGGAGAAAATGACATGACTGCCTTTGGAAAGCAGCTTGTACCGTTCGGTGAAGCTATGAAACAGTTCGGAGACGCAATTACCGGACTTGATGCAAACGCAGTCACTGAGGCAGCAATCGCCGGTAAGGCGATGGCAGAGATGGCAACAACCATTCCGAATTCGGGTGGTGTTGTAGGATTCTTTGCTGGCGAAAACGATATGGGCGAGTTCGGAAAACAGCTCGTACCATTCGGCGAAGCCATGAAAGCATTTGGTGATGCAGTTCGTGGACTGGAAGCCGATGCAATCGTCAATTCTGCAACGGCAGGTAAGGCTTTGGTCGAACTTGCTGATACAGTTCCGAATACCGGTGGCGTCGTGGCATTCTTTACCGGAAACAACGATGTTGATACTTTTGGCGAAAAGCTTGTACCATTTGGTGAGGCTATGAAGGCATATTCCGAAGCTATTATGGGCATGGATTCTGCGGCTATTACGAATTCGGCAACAGCTGGTAAAGCTCTTGTAGAACTTGCCAATACAATCCCGAATACCGGAGGACTTGTAAGCTGGTTTACTGGCGACAACGATCTTGGCGGTTTCGGTGACAGTCTGGTTCAGTTCGGAAGTGGAATTAAGAGTTATTCGGATTCTATTTCTGGAATTGATACCGGAATCATGTCGAGCGTAATCACACAGGTAAATCGCCTTGTTGAGATGGCTAAGGGAATGGCTGAGTTGGATACAAGTGGTATGAGCTGTTTCAGTACAGCGCTTACACAGCTTGGAAATAACGGAATCGACAGCTTTATTAACGCATTTACAGATGCGAGCGGAAGAGTGACATCAGCCGCAACATCTATGCTGACAACATTCATCAATGCGGCTAATGCGCAAAAGAGCAATATGACATCCACGTTTACGACCATGATGCAGGCTGTACTTACGACCCTTACAAACTATCAAACCCAGTTCAATATGGCAGGCTCTACGTTGATGACGAAATTCATCACAGGAATCAAATCTCAGGACGGAAATACCAAAACTGCCATTACCAATATAATTAGTGGTTGTGTTACTGCTATCAACAACAAGCAAACCCAGTTCAATACAGCAGGTGCGAACCTCATGATCAAACTCATTGCCGGAATCAAATCGAAAGATTACGAAACTAGAAATGCGTTTGTAAACATCTTAAGTTCATGCCTTACAGCTATTGCGAACAAGTATCCGGAATTTCAAAATGCAGGAATGCAGTGCATGATTAAGTTCATTGCTGGCATTAAGGAAAAAGCCGAAGAAGTAAAAACTGCCTTCACCGGGAATCTTAATGCTTCTGTAACGGCTATCCGGGACTACCATGATCAGTTTAAACAGGCTGGTGCTTACCTGGTAGATGGCTTTGCTGATGGAATCAGTGAGAACACATATCGCGCAGAAGCGAAAGCCAGAGCAATGGCAAGGGCTGCGGCAGAAGCAGCAGAAGACGAATTGGACGAGCATTCACCTTCCAGAGTCGGATACCACATCGGTGATTTCTTTGGATTGGGATTCGTCAATGCAATCGGAACCTATGCAGTAAAGGCATACAACGCAAGTGCTGACATGGCTAAATCAGCAAAAACAGGACTTGGAAATGCAATCGCAAAGGTAAAGGATATGATTGACAACGGTGTTGATACTCAGCCTACGATTCGACCGATTCTGGATCTGTCAGACGTTGAGGAAAAGAGTCATCGACTTAATACACTGTTCAGCAGATCGCAGGCGTTGACTGTCAGCACAGGAATTGCAGCATCTCGTGGACAGAATCTTCAAAATGAAGATACCAGTCCGAATACAGGAAACTCTTATAAGTTTATACAGAATAACTATTCGCCTAAGGCACTGTCGAGAACAGAGATTTATCGGCAGACGAAGAATCAGTTCTCGGCGATGGAAAGGATGGTGGAAACTTGATTCGAGCAGTCACGTTTACAAACTATCTTGGCGATAGTATCCGACTTGATTTGGCGAGACCGGAGGAATCCGGTTTCATCATCAAGTCTGTAACTGGCTTGGGACCAGGAAAAGCGAATATCAATACGACAGAAATCGCTACAAACGATGGAAGTTTGTTCAATTCCTCAAGGATGCCAAGCCGAAACATTGTTATTTCTCTTGCGTATATGTGGAGGGATTCCATTGAAGACGTAAGACAGCTTTCATACAAGTATTTTCCTATTAAAAAGAAGCTCACCATGCTTATCGAAACCGATAATAGGCAGGCAGAGATTGAAGGGTACGTCGAATCAAACGACCCAACAATCTTCAGTAAAGATGAGGGTTCGGATATCTCAATCGTGTGTCCGAATCCTTTCTTTTATTCTGCCGGAAAAGACGGAGTCAACACAACCATCTTCTATGGCGTAGAGGCACTGTTTAAGTTTCCTTTCAGTAATGAATCGCTTCAGTACCCGTTGCTGGAAATGGGAGAAATTAAAAATGAAACAGAGCAGGTGGTTGTGTATAATGGCGACGCTGAAATCGGAGTAACCATTACGATTCACGCAATCGGTGAAGCCAGCAATATCACAATCTACAATACCGGTACTCGTGAAGTAATGCGGATCGATACCGATAAATTGGAGAAATTCACTGGCTCTGGAGTTATAGCAGGTGACGAAATTATCATCTGCACCGTAAAAGGAAATAAGTCGATTACGCTTCTTAGGAACGGAAAGACTACAAACATCTTGAACTGCTTGGATAAAAATGCAGATTGGTTTCAGCTTGCGAAGGGCGACAACATCTTTGCTTATACGGCTGAGTACGGAAGTACAAATTTGCAGTTTAAGATTGAGAACCGTATTGTCTACGAGGGGGTATAAGCGCTATGGATGTGACGATTTTAAACACCGACTTAGATGCTGTCTCCATCGTGGATACGTACGAGTCTTTCATCTGGACAGATCGGTATTATGCCTATGGTGACTTTGAATTGTATGAAGCAATGCGAGATGGTCTTCTTGAATATATCAAACAGGACTACTATTTGCAGAGCAAGGAATCTGAGCATGTAATGATCGTGGAGAAAATCCAGATTACTTCAGATACCGAAGATGGAAACCATGTAACTGTTACTGGACGCTCATTAGAATCTATCCTCGACAGGCGAATCGTCTGGGGGCAGAAGCTATTAAGCGGAAATCTTCAAAATGGAATAAAAACGCTGCTCAATGAGAATGTAATTTCTCCGTCAGATAGCAATCGAAAAATTCCAAACTTCATTTTCAAAGAGTCAAGTGACCCTGCGATTACAAACTTGAAACTGGAAGCTCAGTACACGGGCGATAACCTGTACGATGTCGTTCAGAAAATTTGCGAGGAGCAGGGTATCGGTTTCAAGATTACGCTGAACGATGAGAAGCAGTTCGTATTTGAGCTGTATGCCGGTTCGGACAGATCGTACGATCAGACAGAAAATCCATACGTTATATTTTCTCCGAAATTTGAGAACATCATCAACAGTAATTACATCGAATCTAAAGCTTCATTGAAGACCGTGACTTTAGTTGGCGGAGAAGGTGAGGGTGCTGATCGAAGATACACTACGGTTGGCGGTGGTTCCGGTTTGAATCGTAGGGAACTGTTTACGGATGCTCGTGACATCTCTTCGAATGTTGGAAGTGAAGATGCGTTGACCGACGCCGAGTATATGGCTCAGTTACAGCAAAGAGGAAAAGAAAAACTTGCAGAAAATGTGAGCATTACCTCGTTTGAGGGAGAAACAGAAACAACTATCATGTTCCAGTATGGAAAAGATTTCTTTAACGGGGACATTGTACAGATTGCGAACGAATACGGACACGAGACAAAAGCTCGTATTCTTGAAATTGTTCGCTCAGAAGATAAGGACGGCTATTCCGTCTATCCGACTTTTAAAACTATAGAACAGGAAGGAGCGTGATGAAGAAGTGAGTGTAACATTTGGATTTTATAATTCAAAAGAAGGAGATCGGCGCTACGATGCTATTCAGATGTCCAGTATTTTCGATGGAATCATTCAGGACGGAATCTTGCAGCATGTCGGAACTGCAATGGTTGTAAAAGAATCGGAAGCAATGATTATCAACGTTGGTATTGGACGAGCTTGGTTTAATCACACTTGGACGCTGAATGACGCTCTGTTGCCGTTAGTAGTTCCGCAGTCTGAGGTTCTGCTGAACCGATACGATGCAGTGGTTCTTGAGGTGGATTCAAGGGAGGCTGTTAGAACAAACGATATCAAGATCATCAAGGGAACACCAGCATCGAAACCGGTCAAGCCCGTGATGATGAAGACAAATGATCGATGGCAGTACCCGCTGGCTTATATTTATGTCGGTGCCGGAGTTACTTCTATTCGACAGGCAAACATCACGAACTGCGTTGGAACTTCAGAGTGTCCATTCGTAACGGCTCCGTTGGACAAGGTTGAAATTGATGATTTGATTGCCCAATGGCAGGATCAGTGGAAAGAGTTCTATGAAAAGCAGACTACTGATATGGAAGAAACAAATAAGTTTTGGAAAGAGCAGTGGTCTACCTGGTTCCTGGCACAGACCGAGGAGATTCAGTCGGCATATTTGACATGGGAAGCTCAGTGGAACCTTTGGTATTCGGAGCATACAGCAGATATGGAAGCCACAAGTACCTATTGGAAAGAAAAATGGGAGGCGTGGTTCAACGAATACACAAGCATCAATACTGCAGAAATGGCTGACTGGAAACAGAAATCAGAAACAGAATTTCGTGATTGGTTTGAGCAGTTACAGGCACTGTTGGACGGCAATACAGCGGCGAGTCTTGCGAAAAAACTTCTGGAATTGCAGGAGCAGGTAGATATTCTTAACAAGTTTAGTTCCAACCTTGAAAACGAATACACGGTATATCAGAAGCTTTACGACAATGGATACCGTACTTACGGAGATGTGCTCGATTCTTCGGACGCATCCATTACTGACAGCAATTTGGATACGGTCATTGGACGTACATATTCCAGTGATCTTATCCGTGACAGTAATGGCGATGTTATCGAAGGTCGGGCTATTTTTGTCATCAAATAAAGGAGGATTCATTAAATGAAAATCACAGACTATAAAAAGGTCCAGACGTTAGCAGCAAGTAATATTTTCCTGCTTGACGGACCTAACGGGACAAAGACCATTGCGGCAGATGCTTTAGCAAAGGCGTTAATCGGTCTTTTAAGTTCCAAAGACTTTATCGGTGGAGTAAATCTTTCCGAGCTTACTCAGATTAACGAGCTGGTAACCGGCAACAAATTACTTATCGGGACTACGGATGGAAACAAGGCTATCGCCGCTGAAGATGCACTCTTTGCTATGCTGGACAGCTTTGCTCCGGTGGAGCTTCGGCGGGTTATCTTCAGAGGTAAGAATCTCGGAACAGCTCTGACAGCGGTACAGAAAGCCGCTATTAAGGACGGTTCCTTTAAAGGAATGTTCCTTGGCGATTATTGGAGTATCGGAGGCCGTATCTGGCGTATCGTTGATATGAATTACTGGCACAACTGCGGTGACACTGCGTTTACCAGTCCCCATCTTGTTATCATGCCGGATGAAGCACTTTACAATGCACAGATGAACACCACCAATGTTACAACTGGTGGATACGTTGGTTCTGAGATGTATAAAAAGAACCTGGAGAACGCAAAGACAATCGTCAATGCGGCTTTCCCGGGTTCTGTTCTTACTCACAGAGAATACCTGTGCAATGCGGTTGCAAACGGAAGACCGTCCGGTGGAGCATGGTTCGATTCCAGCATTGAGCTTCCGAACGAATCCATGATGTATGGACATCCTCATTTCAGTCCGACTTCTGATGGGTCCACCGTTCCGGCTATTTACACAATCAGCAAGACTCAGCTGGCGCTGTTCATGGTATGCCCGAGATTCATTGTAAACAGATCTTACAACCAGTGGTTAAGAGACGTCGTTTCTTCGGCTTACTTTGCCTTTGTGAGCCTCGATGGCAATACGAACTGCTACTACGCTTCGAGCTCTCTTGGGGTTCGTCCGGTCTTCCCGGTTGGTTAATTAAAATCGCGGGGCCTTGTGCCCCGTTTATATTTTTGAAAGGAGCTTCTAATCATGGAAGAGAAAATCTATAAAATTATCCTCGGTGATGGAACTGAGATTTCCAATCTTAAGCTGAACGGAAACAATTTCATTTCTACAGAAAAAATCGAGGACTCTGTATTTGCAGATAACTGCTCTCCGGTTACTATCAGCGACGGAACAACCGAGACTGTTCATCCAAACATGGAGCTGGTTCAGATCGTTGAGCAGGTTCCCGGGGAATACTGGTTTGTCCTTAGAGATATTTCTGAGGAGGAGTTTGCCAGAACCAAAATGCAGTCTGACATCGCCTACATTGCGATGATGTCCAATGTAGAGCTTTAAGAAGGAGGATCACCATGGAACATAGCAAGAATTACAGTAAAGTAAAGCTTTGGTACAGCATGAAAATGTGGAATGAGACTAGGGTTCGTAATGCGGTGAAGATGGGCTGGATCACAAAAGAGGAGTTTGCTGAGATCACCGGTAAAGATTACGAATGAGCGTTCTGTTAGGCGACAGAAAAGAGTCAAAATTCGAAGCGATTACGTACTCGATCGAGTTGCATGATATGCTGATACTCCTTATGCAGAGGGGATTTGGTGTTAAGGATGTGGATAGCTTTGTTCGGAAGAAGTATGCGTATGGAGAAATTTCGGAAGAAAACTTTGCTAAGTACAGAGAACTGATGCGGAGTTTCAAATCAAAAGTAAATCAGTGTGCTTCCTTAATAACGAGCAATGTTAGAGCGGCAAATACCATTTACCCACGGTCAATGCACGAGTACGAGACCAGGAGAGATTACCAGAATGCGGCCATTGTAAATTGCGAGCAGCTTATTAACGAGTTGCAGCGGGTTGTTGAAATATTCGATGTGGATCTGAATTTATACAACCGGTATGCTAAAGCTATCGACCGAGAAATCGGATTGATAAAAAGGTGGCGTCAAAGAGACATGGCGATTAAGTCGCGGTTAGAAAAGGGTAACATCTAAAAATTGCGTCGTTTCTTCGGCTAACTTTGCCAATGTGAACAACAATGGCAATACGAACTACAACAACGCTTCGAACTCTAATGGGGTTCGTCCGGATTCTTCGATTAACCAACGAAGAAGGAGATGCTATCCGTTCCGCAAGGATAAATAATAAAGCCTAATACAATTTACTACGGTAAGTATTGTTATAACGGTGAATAGGTTATGAACTACGAGGAGATTGTCTGTGACGCCAATAACTTATATAGGGCTTATAAGGTCTCTGTAAAAAGCAGCAAGTGGAAAGAATCGACGCAAAAATTCATGATGAATTTCCTGCGGTATATATTTGAAATCCAAGATGATCTAATAAATCGGACACTTCAAAATGGACCGACACAGGAATTCGAGCTGCACGAAAGAGGCCGAATAAGACCTATTACAAGCATTCAAATCCGCGATCGCATCGTCCGACATTCTCTGTGTGATGAGGTTTTACTTCCAGAAGTTAGAAAACATATCATTTATGATAACTGCGCATCTATCAAGGGGCGCGGAATTTCACAACAGAGAAAACGATTCGAAATCCATCTCCACAAATACTACCAATTATACGGAAATGACGGTTATATTCTATTCGGTGACTTTTCAAAGTTCTATGACAATATTATCCACGAGATTGCTAAACGAGAATTGTTGAATCTGTTCAATGACGATGAGTTTATTGACTGGCTTTTAACGTTGATATTTAAGGGCTTCCAGATCGATGTTTCGTATATGTCTGACGAGGAATACGAGACCTGTATGACCGATACTTTTAATAAACTGGAGTATCGGAATATTCCAAAAGAGAAGCTTACTGGCGAAAAGTGGATGGAGAAGTCCGTCAATATTGGAGATCAGCTTTCACAAGTCATTGGAATTTATTATCCATATCCTATTGACAATTATGTCAAGTATGTGCGTCAGCAGAAATTTTATGGAAGGTATATGGATGATTGGTACATCATGAATCCAAGTAAAGAAGAGCTTGAAGACTTGCTTGAAAACGTTTGTAAAATTGCAGCCGAACTGGGAATCCATATCAATCATAAGAAAACCAAAATTGTTAAGATTTCGAGTAAATACAAATTCCTGCAAATCAAGTACACACTCACTGATACAGGTAAAGTCATCAAACGAATAAACCAAGATCGAGTTACCGCAATGCGTAGAAAACTCAAGAAACTTGCCGTTAAGGTTGAAAATGAAGAAGCGGATTACGACAATGTCGAGAATATGTTTCGCGGTTGGATGGGAGGACATTATAAACTCTTATCCAGAGAACAACGAAAGAATTTAATACAGCTTTACGAAGACCTATTTAGTAAAGAAATCACAATAGTCAACAAGAAGCTGATTGTTTCTGATAGGTCTGCATGATTGCACATAAAGAAGGAGAAAAAACGATGGAACCATGGTTTCAAGTTGTACTTACAATCTTTAGCTCAGTTCTTGCATCTTCTGGGCTGTGGGCCTATTTGCAAAAGAAAAGCGAGCAAAAAGATGTTAAAACAGAGATGCTTATTGGATTGGCACATGACAGGATCATGTATCTTGGAATGTCGTATATTGATCGTGGATATGTAACTCAGGATGAATATGAAAATCTGAGAGATTATCTCTATGAACCCTACGAACGTATGGGCGGGAATGGTTCAGCAAAGCGAATTATGCAGGAGGTGGACAAACTCCCGATTCATAAATTTATAGAGAAGGAGGAAGAACACAATGAGCATGAGTAACAAGACATACGATACCCTTAAATGGATCGCTATGTATCTGCTTCCGGCTGCTGGTACGTTATATTTTGCACTGGCGGGAATCTGGGGACTCCCGTATGGAGAGCAGATAGTCGGAACCATTACAGCGGTTGATACTTTTCTTGGTGTTATACTTGGAATCAGTACATCCCAGTACAACAAAACGGCTGACAAAGAAAAATAATGAAGGTATTATGGAGGTCTAAACATTATGGCAAATCTGAATGTAAACAAAGTCATTTATGGAGGGGATGTCCTTATCGATCTTACTGGCGATTCAGTCAGTGCAGATAAGATCCTCAAAGGTATTACTGCTCATGATAAGAGCGGTGCAAAGATCACAGGAACCTGTACATTCGACAGCGATACTTCCGAGGATACTGCGGCTGTCGCAGAGATTCTCGTAGGAAAGACTGCGCACGCCCGTGGAAGTAAACTTACAGGTACTATGAAGAACAACGGTGCGGTTAAAGGTACCATCTCAACTGTTGCTGGAGAATATACGGTACCGCAAGGTTATCATGACGGCTCTGGTAAGGTGTCTATTGACGCCACCGAACAGGCAAAGCTTATTGCTACTAACATTCGTGAGGGTGTAACGATTCTTGGCGTTGAGGGTGCTATGTCTGGTTCTGAAGATATGAAGCCTCAGAGCAAGGAAGTAACACCGTCCAAAGAAGCTCAGACAATCATGCCGGATGAAGAGTACAACTGCTTATCTCAGGTTACAGTTAAGTCGATCCCATATGTAGAAACCGACAACTCTGCCGGAGGGAAGACCGTTACGATCGGATAAGGAGGTTTTGTTGAATGGCTGCGAATAAAGTCGTATTCGGCAATAAAGTTTTGATCGACCTTACCGGCGATACTGTTACGGAAGAAGCTTTGTTGAAAGGTTATACCGCACACAAAGCAGATGGTACTATTATTACCGGAACGGCTTTCGCAGGATATCCTAATGAGTTCGTGTTCTTAGACAATATTGAGGACTCAAGTGGAAACTTAATCAAAGACAGTTCCGGTAAAATAATTCAGGGACAAACTATCTATCGCAAAGCCCGCAACTCGGTTATTTTGGACTCTACTGGTAATGTGATTGAAGATGATTATTAAAATGAATTAAGAGGGCGTGTATCCTACATTCCCTCTTAATTTTTTCAGTACGTAGGTTACTGATAAAAAGATTATGATTACCTCAAGGATAGTGTCAAATGACCTATGAAAAAACTGAGCAAAAGAAAAAGGCTCAGATGAACCTTGAAAACTGTAGATC